TGCCAGCGTTACTGCATTGCCTGTTGCACTAGAGTCAAGACCAGTACCACCTGCAACAGTAAGTGTTTCACTGTCGAGGTCAATCGCTATTGTACCAGAATCTGTGGTAATGTCAAGGTCTTCTGCAGTAATTTGTGTGTCTACATAATCCTTGACTGCTGCAGATGTTGGCAGAGAGGTGTCATTATCGCTAGAACCAATACCTTCGGATTCAGTTACAATGGCTGAACCCTTGAAGTTATCAACCTCAATGTTAGAAACAGTATTGTTATCTACGTCAATTGTCTTGTTAGTAAGGGTCTGCGTACCAGCGAGGGTGGCTACAGTGCTATCTATAGCAAAGGTCACAGCATTGCCAGAGCCACTGGTATCAATGCCCGTACCACCCGTGAAGGTCATGGTTTCACTGTCTAGGTCAATCGACAGCGCACCGCCACTGTCAGCTTGGAAGTCCAAGTCAGAGGCAGTTACCTGTGCATCCACGTAGGCTTTAATTGCCTTTGCAGAAGCAAGCGTAGTATCTGTACCCGCAACAGATGACAGGTCTGTGTCCAGTACACCGGACTTCAGGTTGTCCACTTCAATGTTGGATACAGTGTTACTGTCTACGTCAATAGTTTTATTGGTGAGTGCCTGAGAACCAGAGAGGGTGGCTACTGTGCTGTCAATAGCAAAAGTAACAGTATTGCTTGAACCGCTAGTATCAACACCTGTGCCACCAGTAAACGTGAGAGTCTCACTGTCAAGGTCGATATTAAGTGCGCCACCGGAGTCTGCTTGGAAGTCGAGGTCTTGTGCTGTGACTTGTGCATCTACGTATGTCTTAATCGCCTTTGCCGACGCTAGTGTATCATCTGAACCAGATACTGAACTGATGTCTGTGTCAATAGATGTGATAGCCGTACCAGAGGTAACGGTCAGGCTGTCGATGGTAGCGGCATCTGCGTCAATCGTATCAATGTTTGCAGTGCCGTCAAGGTAAAGGTCTTTGAACTCTTTGCCGCTAGAGCCAAGGTCAATGTCGTCATCTGTGGTAGGCTCAATAACGCCATCCTTGATAACAAGCTGTTCAGTGCTTGTACCAGATACGTCAATGTTAATTTCTACTTGATTGTTGCTATCGTCTACGACAACTTTGTTCTTAGGTGTGGTAGAGCCAGCATCACCAATCAGCCCAATGACTGGACCTTCTGATGCTGTTCCGTCGTGCTTGTGGCCGCTGCTATTATTGAAAGCAGCAAGAACTTGGTCAAATTCATTGTTGCTATCGGCAGCATTAATAACGTCGCCGTCTGTGTACGAGGATTGTCTAGTATAACCTGCCATTAGCGTCTTGCTCCTGCATCAAATTCTAACTGAAAACCTTTAAGTGTATATGGGGCTGATGTTGCATTGTCTACCACTCGCATGGCTACAGCAAAGCCACTTCCCTCTACCGGCTGTCTTACCAATGGGTTTGACTGACCACCGTATGTAGATGTACCATATACGGCTGAACCGTATAGTGCCACTACCAAAGAACTGTCGAATGGATAAGCGGCGGGTCTTGCAGCAGCGGGTGACTCATAGTCATACCGCAAAAACAAATCAGAGTTAATAGCACCCGTAGGTGAGTAGTTAATGATTACACGCTGGAAGTTCTTACGTATACCAGCATCACCCATTGTCATGTCAGGTGAACGATAGCGTCCTATAATGTTTGTGCCATCAAATGTATTGCCAGACTCTTGCCTGTATACATATCCGTCATAGCCACCGTGCAGTACGAATGTTTCACCCTGTGCAGTAAACGAGTCAGTCGAAGATGGTTTAAGACCTTTGATTGTAGAGAACTCAAAGCCTTGTTGTTTACGGACTGCAATTACACCTGTGATTGTACTTTCAACAGAACCTGCTACAGACTTAAATAGACGATACTGTGTCTTGCCGGGTATAACCGTACTCTCAAACTCGTCTACGTCAGTATCATCAAACAGTTCTTTGACATTGCCTGATATAGTTCCCAGTTCAACATCATTAATTTTTTCTGTACCTGCAACGGTGCGAAGACCATCTCGCCCAAGGAATATGATGTCACCGGCAAGTTCTTGGACAGTAAAGCCGTTAAGGCATCCGATATCTCTTGTAATTGGCTGGAGTACAAAATCTGCAACTGTGTTACCTGTCAGTCTGTATATACGTTCTTCGCCAAAGATAATCAGTTCGTTACGAAACGGAAACAGTGCTGTTACTTGGCTGTCAACACGAATACTACCTGCACCATTAGCTGTACTAAAGTCGCTGTCGGTAAAGGGTGCAGTAAAGATAATCTCTTCTGGATTTGCACTATGCCCTGCAAAGAATAGTGCGTCTTTAAAACCTGTCACAAACTTTGGGTTAGCCGGTGCGCCTGTAGCATTAAGGTCTGTTACCGTAGTGCCGTCATACTTGGTAGCGTGGTTGGCACCGTCTGCCCAAACAATAAACTCTGTGCCACCTAAGTTGTAACGATGATGTGTGTACTTACCTGCGCCAGTACGACCTGTGTCAATCTCTGACCATGAACCGCTACCACTAGCTGCTTCAAATACTTTCTCCCCACGTGCAGCAATAACCTTATTGTTACCGTCGAAGAATGCTGACATCAATACCTTTTCAGTAGAGGATGATGTCTGCGGAACAATGTTGCTGTTCCATTTAGTGTGGCCGTTAATCCGTCTGTATCCACCCCGAACATCCGGCTCAAAGTTTTCTAGTTCCAGAGCCATACCGGGTTGCATCTTAAAGGTTGGCTGGTCAAGGACAAGGCCACCTTCACAGGCAAACACATACGGACTGAGTTGCGCTTCATCAGCCATGTGTTAGCCCCCTGTCGGAAATACTGAAGTACCGTACCGTTGTGATTGCGGAATGTACGTAGAACGCACGTAGCTATAGTTCCTGTTAATAAACAAACTCTGCATATGCTTAATGCCTTCTTCAAACCTAGCAAAGTTAATGCCGTACTGCTGTGCCTCACCACGATACTGATAGCCGTATGCAGTGGCACCATCTACAATTACCTGACGAAACTGTTCAGGAATGGTTGGAGCATCTGTAGCCGCAGACAAAGCAGTCGGCCTTACATATGCGTCATACTTGAGTGTGTATGCTTTATCTGGGTAGGGATACAGGCCGTAGTTGTTATCTGGTGTACGGAATACGTACAGTGGCACTGCACCTACATCTGATGTACTCTCTTGGTCGATGTGTGTATCGACATACTGGTTATAGTCCATTATGCGCAGCGTTGTACCAGCCACACCAAGAGAGTCATCCTTTGAAATACGGAAGGTTTCATAGTCTACGTTATATATAGAAGCACCGATTGAGTAACGTGTGGTGCCAGCTACAAGAGTTTCGGTTTGAAGTTCGTGGCTAAATGACCACCCGAACTCTCGTTGAAAAATGTAATTGATGGCATCGTTCACAGCATTCTTACACTGTGTTTGAAATCCACGAGATGCAGTAAAGTTAGAACTCGTCAATGCTACTTCATTAAAACGAGCCAATACTTCATTCGTGATGTCAAGGTAGGTATATGCCATCTGAAATCCTTAAAGGTAAAAAGAGAGGGCCAGTTGCCCAGCCCCCTCGTTTAATTAGGCTTGGTCACGGGAAACTTCAGCAGCTTCCATTTCGCCAAGTGCGCTTACATCCATCATCACGGCGAAGACACGAATTTCACCGGCAGTGAACGATGCACCTGAACCAGCAAGGGTCAGGTCCAGAGTGTCCGCAGTACCGATAACAAGGTCAGCAGAGACAGTTACGCTAGGTGCATAAGCACCATCAGCAGCACCGTCAATGTCAAACGCTGTTACGTATTCGTTGTCGTCTGCGCCAGTGCCAAGGATGGCAGTAGCATCAGTACCCGTGTTCTGAGTTGCACTGGAAGTTACCTGAAAACCAGCAGCAAGAATCTTGGTGTTCGCAGGAACAGTGATACACTGTACTACGTCACCGTTAGGATTGATGCTGTTAGCAGTAAGGTCAACGACCTGCTCAACCATGTACGGATTGCGTCCACGCTGGGAGTTACCCATAGCGGGAGCAAGAGTAGCAGTAATTGTAGCCATTTTCTAATCTCCCTTTAACGGACGTTGTAGATGGCGTTAACAAGTGCTTCGGGACGAAGAATCTTGCGGCCATACAAATGCATTCCACGAACAATGTCAGCAAAGCTGTCAGGGTCACGGTAGGTTTCGGTCTTGTTAATCTGCTCTGCAGTTGCAACAGCAGACGAGTGACCAGCAACAATCACACCGTAGTTGGTTGAGTTGGTGTCTGCTTCAGTAGCAGGACCGGAACCAATTGATGGAAGGTTGTTAGACACGTGGATGGTGAAGCCATGAATGGTTCCAGCCATCTGACCATTTTGCAGACCAGAACCGCCGAAGTCAGCGTTGAACAGACGTGAGTCTTCGTCCTTCAGAAGTTCAGCAAAAACTGGGTCAACTACGAGCCAGCGGCCTTGCGAGTCTACATTTTGCTGGTCCAGTTTACGACCCATACGGGCAATAACTGACAGCGGGTTGGCGTTACCAGCAGCAGTAGGTGCTGCAGTATTACCAGTACGAACGGTCAGGGCAATCGAGTTGCCGCTAGAACCAGCGTTAAAGTCGCTGCCGTCCAGCTTCATGCTTGCAAGCAGTTCGTCCGAACCGGCGGTAGAAACAGCTACGGAGCCGTTTGTTACGTCGTTTGCGGTGTCTGCATTTGCATGCAGAGCAGACTGCTTAAAGCCTGACAAGTAGCCAAGAACGTCTTGGTCAAACTGGTCAGCAAGGCGGTAAGCCGCACGGTCACTTGCCAGAGACTGGAAGTTAACGTGGCTGTGTGCCTCTTCAATGTCATCAACCTTAAACGCAAAGTAGTTAGCTTTGTCGATTGTCAGGCTGAAGTCTTCGTCGTCAAGGTCTTGCGGCGTGATGGTTGTACCACGGGCGTAAGCCTTAACTGTGATTTCGGGTTCTTTGATGACCTTAACGGAATCACCCATTTGAGCAATCTCACCGAAGTAATCGGAGTTCGTGATTGCTTCACAAACAGCGGCCTTGCGGAAAGCAAGTTGCACCTGTTTGCTGTAAATGACGGGCGAAAAATTACCGTTAGGAAGGTTACCATACCCGGCAGCGGTAGTGAATGCCATGATGTTTCTCCTAAATTAGCATTTTACAGATGCAAACTCACCAGACTAATCAGAGGCTGATTCACTATGGGTGCGTATCTTAAACTAGGTGGCCGCCCAGTTTGTCAACGGGCCATGCTCGTCAGGTAATCCATAAGACTGAAGTGTTTGCGGATTGGATGTAAGCAAGTAGCGAACCTGCTTACACCTTTGATGACTATAGTTATACTAAAAAATAACTACTTGTCAACACTTTTTTTATCTGGCTGAACCAGAAATATCATAGATAAACTTTCCAGAACGGATAGCTTCCATAATTTCGTCGGACTTAGCCTCGTACTCTTGCGGTGACATCTTCTGTACTTCCGACTCTTTCAAGTATGAGGAGGCTTCGTTTTCTTGCGGTTTACTGCGACTATTCTTTGTAGACACAGACTTGGCTGCGTCTTTGTCTGACTTGGGTTTCTTCTTGCCAATACCCATATCAGCTTTGTAGAGGTCAATCGCCCTAGCAGCAGAACGTGCGTCGTTGTCGTTTTCATAAAGCGCATCCTGCACCCACTTAGGCTGTTCTTCAGCCCACTCGTGAAAACTGTCGCTATCCCTAATCTCATCAAAGTCAGGGTGCATTTGCATTAATGCCGCTTCTGCTTTCTCTTTAGTTGCAGATACTTGCAGTTCGTCAATTGCTTTCATGCGTTCTTCAAGTGCGCTAGACTGCTCACGTGCTTTCTTCATTGCAATTGTTTCAACGATAGCTGCTACATCAGGGTAGTCTTTTGCCCACTGCTCAATGTCTTCATCCGACTTTGGCAGCTTCATTTCTTTTTGTGTAGCGGCAGAAAGCTGTGCTTTTAGTTCTGCAAGTTCTGTCTTAAATTCTTCTGCTTGTTTTTGTTGATGCCTACGCAAATCAGAGTAACGCTTTTTAAATGTTTTCTCCTCTGCGCCTGTAGGTTCCTCTTCTTTTTCTTCTACTTCTTCAGCTTCACCTTTTTGTTCTTTGAGCATTTGCTCAAGTTCTTCTTCTTCCATTTTGCGTTTTTCTTCGTTAGTATATTTACGATTTGCAAACGCAACTTTCTTAGGTGACTGCATTTCTTCAGCCATAATTTCAGCAGTTTCTGCCATTTTACTTCTCCAAGTTGGGGCCAACCGTAGCCACGCCGGGGTGGGGGATTAGGTAGCCAACATATACGGGACTATTTTTTAGAAGCTAGTCCACCTCGCTTCTTTTTGGTTACTTTTTTAGTAGCGTCTTTTATTAATTGTTCATTGCTCATTAAGCCGCCTTTGTTTTCATCATAGTAACCAGATTCAACCATTCTTTCTGCTTCACGAACAGCTTCGTCAATAATTGATCCACGTTCAAAACCTGTATCGCTGCTATCGTCACGCCGACCAAATGCTCGTTCCCTCGCTTCTGAACCGACATCTTCTCGTTGCGCACTAGCAATTCTTGCTCTTTCTGCTGCGGCACGATCTTCTGCAGCCCGTCTAATTTCTTCTTGTGCGGCCTTCTTTCGTTCCGCTGCTTCTCGTGCTTCTTTTGCTTTTTCTGCAGAAGAAAGTGCGGCTTTTCTAGCTTCTTCTTTTTTGCGTTTATCTTCGGCTTGTTTGAACACCTCTTCGTTTTGTTCTGCAATATCTTTGCGTACAGTTTCACCACGAGTTGTTCTAGTTTCTTCAAGAAGACTTTGATACTCGTCACCAAACGGTTCTATTTTTTCTTCTTTACCAGTAAGAGAATTGATAATACCGCCTATCACGCCGCCGCCACTATTTAGAATTTCACCGGTAAGTGGGTCAAGAAGTTTACCATCTGGGGCAATAATATAACCCGTGCCAGTCATTTTACCAATGCTGTCCGTACCATATTTTCCAAATGTACCACCCATGCCCTCAAAAACGCCTTCCATTGTGGTAAATCCTAATTCTTTAGCTGTGGCAATCCTATCTTTCATGCGTTGTTGTTTAATGGGGTCTACCGGCTCTGTGGGGTCTTCCTCACGAACTTTTGTAGTTTCGGTGGTTGTGGGTGTCGTAGTCACCTCTTCTGTTGCAGTCTCTTCTGGATCGTAGAATGTGTATCCTTCAGGAATAGGACTGATAGGATTACCATCCTTGAACGGGATCATCATTACGTTACCCGCTTCATTGCGATATTCACGCAACTCGTCATACTCACCAAAGCCACCGCCTACAAACTCACTAAACTGCGGTACGTCATATTGCTGCATAGTCGGAGTAGGTGCCTGTGCTACAGGAGCAGGTGGCTGTATAAATTGTTGAGATGCTGCTTGAACAGGCTGACCCGCAACAAATCCAGTAGTAGGAGCCGCCGCAGGAGTGTATCCTGCAATACCAAACTGTTGCTGTTGCTGTTGTGCAGGAACGAAACCACCTACATTATACTCTGGCTCGTCTTCCATGTCAAGGTCATTTATATCAAAAGGCATATCATCCGGCATACTAGCTTCTTCGCTATTGCCCATCTGACCCATTTCATCCATTAATTTCAAACCCATCTTGGCTTCCTGCCGCATACGCATCAAGTTGCCTAGACCAATGTAACGCACAACATCAGCGGGGAATACAAATTCTCCTTCACTAAGCTGTGCAGGAATGTCGTCACGCACTTCTTCTTGCGTGGAGCCGGGTGGCACATCATTGCCAGACACAGGGTCTACTGTGCCGCCTTCGTCCATAAGACCACCGTCTTCAAGCAGTCCACCTTCTGCAAAATTATGATGTTGTTTTAGCATTTTATATAGTTGAACAAAGTTTTCTTTTTGCTCTAATGTCATGTCCTTAACTTTACCCGACGTGAGCATTTCTGTCATCATGTCAAACTGTTGTTTTCTGTCAGCACGTAATTCTTCTACACCAGAATCTAATTTGTCCATAGCATCATCTTTTGCTGTAGAAAGACCGCCTTCGTCAAACATTTCCATTTGTTCATTGAGAGCCATTAACTTCATCCCTTAGTGTTTTAAGTTTACGTAATGCTGCAATCGCACCCTGCGACCTGTACATCATTATATTGTCGTCTGCTTGTTCAAGTGCTTTTTGCTGCATTTCAATTACAGCATCAATGTAACTACTGAACGCTTCCCATTGGCGGTTGTTGCCCACCCACGGCTTGAGTCGGCTGAGTAGTTGGTCCTTGTTGTTGTGCATTTCCACTAAATCCTTGTTCACCCGGCACAGGAGCCTGTCCTACACCTATGTTACCACCACCTGCACCAGAGGTATCCATAGCATTTGCCCCCGGAGGAGGAGGTGTACCCTCTTGTCCTTCAGGCATCGGTGCTTGGAAACCCTTCATAATCTCTGCTTGCAAGGCAGCTTCATCCATGTTGTTGGTTACTTTGTCGGGGTCTAAGTCCATAGACTTCGCAATTTCACGAATGATATATTGGAACTTAGCAAAGGGTGCCAATGCGGGGTTGCTTGCAACTTGCAAGAACTGCATAAGACGTTGACTGCGTACTTCGTTAGCCATAAGGCTTTCTGTACCACGTGCCTTGACTTCCAGATCACCTTTAATATTAGGATCAAAGTCAAACTGCATATTGAACCGGAAGAAACCTTCACCTAGTGGTCGCAGTAAATAGTCGTCTACATTTTTAATGACTGTTTTAGTGCCACCGGCAGCAGCACCCATAAGCATAGAGATACCACTAGCAGTACGGCCTACACCTTGTACGCCTGTTTGTCCATGCGCAAATGATGGAAAGCCTGTGCTTTCATCTGCCAGCACACGAGCCTTGTCAAACAGCATCATGTTTTCAGAAGAGACATTCGGGAACTTTGTACCAAAGATAGCCTGACCCGGTGCGCCGCCCTGACGACGGAATACCTTACCCGGATACAGTGACAGGTCTTGCCCCGGCACCAGATTAGTTTCATCTACTTCTACAATCAAGTTACCTGACAGAACAGCATTATCCACAGCCATACGCATGAAGCCATTCATTAGGGTCTGCGTATCGTCCATGTTTTCTGCAATGCCCACACCGAAGAATGAATATGGGTTCAGTTCATACGGCGCAGCATGATAAGGAATTTTAGCTGGCTTGAACGGATTAAGCACCATGCGTATTAGTTCGTTATTACAGACCCACACATTTGCTTGCAGTTCATCGAAGTCTTGCAGTTCCTTTGGTATGTCTACGCCCTGCTCTTCCAGCATGTCAGTATCAACCATACCCCAGTATTCAAGCACCTCAAAGCGTTCAATACCATGTTCTGGAGCATAGTCAGAAAGATCATCTTCCCAATACTTTTTATTGTAGTTTTCGCCCATACGAATTGCTTCGTCAATAACTTGACTACGGAAGTACGGACGCTTCTTTAGATTGCGCAACTGTGAACGTGACATCTTATGACGTTCAATAACATATTGCGACTCATCCATGTTGTTGGCATCAGGGTCTGGGTAAAAGTTCCACACGGATACATGCTCAACTTGTGGAACCGTTTTGAACATCGGATCATAGTCACCGTCTTCGTTCCAATTAGGATACTCTTTGTCAGAGGCAAACGGACCTTTCATCACGCCTGTACCAAACAGTGCCATTTCAAATGCAGAATTACGCAGATGTTTAGTAGCACCTGACTCCTCAAGCTGATCGTGTATCTTTTTCTGCATTTTTTTAGCTGCAACCATAGCTGGGCTAAATGTAATTGCAGACGGAGTTTTACCCGGACCTTCTTTTAGTTTGTCTTCTATAGGCTCTAGTTTATTTGACAAGCCACCTAACTTATCCAACAAAGATTGGGCAGTCGAACCCGGAGGAAGATCGTTACCATCTCCAGCAAAGCCGTAGGGACTAGACAACGCAGTTTCTCCACGAAGCTGTTCCGGCTCCTTCGGATCAAAGTGTACGTCAGCCACTACACCTTCAGGCAATTCTGTAGGCTCAATAGAAAGGGGAAATCTGTGATTAGCAAACAGCACATCAACAATCTGGCCGTATGCTGCCAATGTCTTAGTCTTTGTTACCTTAATAAAGACACGAGACTTTTCTGCTTCAGTGAATTGCACGTCAGGACCATACAGTCCACGGTAGTTACGATATGCACGAAGCCAGCGTTCTTCATCTTGGTATCGGTAATCTTCTGACCGTTGAAAGCGTTCCATAATAAATGGAATAATCTTAGATACGTCAGCGTCTTCTACAGCAGTATCATCTGTGTCTTCCAACGCAATCGCGTCGTCTTCGATCATAATTTCATCGTCTGCCATGTGTTTTTCCTTTAGTATCCAAACGTGGAGTCAGCTACCGGCATACCTGTTGATGGTCGCCCGTGCGGGTCGTAGTCAAAAATAGAGAACCGGGGTCGGGACATAATACCATACCGGAGTGCGTCATACAAATGGTCTTCAGACTTTGTGTCAACGTCTTCTGGATTTTTCTTGTCCAAGGGGATGGACGGTATTTGTGATATGACATTTGTACAGCTATTAAAGAATACAAGTCTTGGTTCCTCTGTAAATTCGTCTATCTGTAGGCGGCGGTGTATTTCGTTCTTACCTGCTACACGGCTACCACGACTACGGTCTGATGGTCTCCAGCGACAGCCCTTACTAATCATTTGCTCCGCAAGAGAAGGACCAGTATCGCCACGCTTGTGCCAAAGACTGCTATCCAAAACACCATACTTAATGTTGCCATCTTCAGCTTCCAAATCCAATATCATATCTGCCAAGTCTGTTGCCAATACTTTACTGACGTACAATTCTCTATATACAACCAGTTGCTCATCAGGCGCAACGGCAAACCAAATAACACCAGAATAACTGCCGTAACCATAGTCACATGCACGAAACTTGACCCAGTTGTTAGGGATACGGTAAGGCTCCACAACATGAACATCCCTATTAAACTCAGTGAACGCTGCACCTTCTTTGATGTCCCAATCGCCTTCAAGAAGCTGCCTACGCTGCTGCTCTGGAAGAGAGAGAAGCATGGCTTCATAGTCTCCTGCCGCAGATAGGTACGGGTTATCAGAAAGTCTTGCTGGGATAAACCGTCTTTTGAATAGAGACTTTCCAGCCTTGCTATGTCCTGCTGGGTACTTGAGTACTTCTCCTGTTTCAATGTCGGTTGCATCAAATGTCCTGTTGTATGGTGCAGGGTCAATGAACATCTTCTTGACCCACTGGTGTCCCCGTCCTCCGGGGTTAGTTGTTGCCCTCATAAAGATAGGCAAGTCTGGTGCAGTGGACCGTAGACGTGACCGCATGTAATTCCATGCGTATGGTGTGGCCCACTGGGTCAATTCGTCAAACCCTATCCAGCTAAATGCCAGACCCTGATAACGCAAGACATCATCATCCTTATCCAGATATGACATCCACAACCTTGCGCCAGATGGTGCAGTCCACTGCATCTTACGTTCTGACCATTTAATACCGGGCCAGATTTTTGGGTACAACTCCTGCGACTTAAAGATAAGTTCTCTTAGTTCTTCTGTTGTATGTCGCAGTAGCAATCCACTAAACTGCGGATGCCCCATATAACGCAGTGGGTCAGCAAGCATAGCGTATGACTTACCGCCCCCTGCACTGCCGCCGTATAGAACTTCACGTTCAGATGCGGCAAGAAACTCTGTCTGTGGGCCGGGGTTTGGCTTGAAGAGTACATTAGCATGTTCTTCAATGCTACTGGTTTCATATGAAACCTCTTCAATCTCAACCGTTGGCTTTTGCGCCGGTTCTTGCTTCTTCGATTGCTTTCGCTTTGGCGATTGCCGTTTCCGCATATTCTGCCCACTTGCGGAGGCTTTTAGCTTGGTTCTTACGTTGTCGCTCATTACTCAACCGTTTCCTTAGACCTACGTGAGATATGTACCGTCCGGTTTGGTTACTTAGCCAGTTAGATACTTCACGATAACTATACTGTTTTATATGTGATCTGGCTTTTTCTAGCAAGTCCAGTTCAACTGGTATTGGGTCAAGAATGTCGGGGTCTTCTTCACTCTGCTTATAACCGAAAGGTACAGTCCTTGCAATGCGAGGTATCTGTACCCATTCGTTTTCTTCTTTAATATCGGTTGGCTGCGGTAGTTTCCATTTGC